TTTTTGAGAATTTGTCTAACACGCTCTCTTGTAACCCCGACCTCTTTACCGATAGCATCCAGAGTCCACTCAGGATGTTCCTCCCGAAAGGTAAAAATTTTTTGCTTGTTTACAACCTTATCCATGAATTCTTTTCCTTATGTCCTAGAAGACACCACCCCTTTATCAAGATGTTCCTTAAATACTACCAAAAATAGAATAGGCTGTCAATACTACTTAAAGGGTATCTGATACAGCCATGTAACAAGCTCTTCTTCGGATGTACCAAAAATTGTTTGGGATGGTGGAGAATCATAACCTAGTTGTAAGGCATATTCATCGTGACTAACCAACGTTCCATTCATGATAATTGGCATACCATTAAAATTTAGAACATTAGCGGTATGAAAATGTCCTAAAACAGCAGCATCAAAATTCTCTATAAATTTCCAATGCTCCATCTTTTTTATAACACTTCCAAATGGAAATCCACCATAACTTTTAATGGTATCCCCATGAGTCACCAAAAATTTATGGTTCATTACATCGGCTATGGAAAACGCTACCCGATTTATATGTGGTGGCCTATGGAAAAATATTCTCTCTTGATTACTCTTCAAATTCTCCATCAAATTAACACGAACTAAATCCCAATTTGAACCAGCACTGTAAAGTTTATCTAAATTACCGTGATTACCGGGAGCATCATGCCAATGGACTTCATCAAATATACCTAATAGTTTATCTATCAATTCTCCCATGACATTAGTTGATATAGCTAATTGCTCTGGAATACCAAACTCAAAATCATTCATTCTTCCTTGCTGGCCCACACGTTCCCCATGAACATTATCACCAGCATCAAACACATGAATAATCCTCAGTGCTGAATCATTACGATGCAAACGAACAATATTATTAACAGATTCATATAGTTGAAACATTCTATCGGTATATACATGAGAATCAAACGTAGGTGTCCTTCTGCCAATATGCAAGTCTGAAAGAATTAAACAAACACGTTCTTCAACACCAAAATTACTATCTAATTTTGGTGCGGAAATTCGAGATGATGGAACCAGAAGTCGTTGAATTTTTTCCTCCATTGTTTCTTCAACAGTAGCCTCAGACTGTATCAATTCTCTAAATGAAGAGTTATATATAGCATTTTTTATTAATCTACCTTCGGGACTATTTCGTTTTATCCATGAATAAATTGTGGCTTTATTAACCCCAATCTGGTCAGCGACTTGGGAAATACTCTTCCCAGTCAACACCTCTTTCACAATAAGATACGCTATTTGAGATTTTTCCTCTGCGGTGAACAATCTTGGTGTTTCCAAAATAAATACTCTCCAAAAAATACCATAGTTATAACTCTCTCCCTTTAAATATAGCTACCATAGTTTTGGACATGCCTTTAGCTGAACATTCTCTGGAACAATAATTTCGACCTTTGTATCTAACATCATCAACTTGTTTTAATACAACAGTTCTTCTCCTAAAAAAAACTTGATAACACGTATCACACATCAATGACATATACAAATAATGAAACCAACAATCCTCTGAACAAAACTTTTTTGAAAGTTGACCAACAATAGATAATCCACAACTCTTACATGGATGAGATGAAACAATTCGTTTAGTTTCTACGTGATAAACAGAACAAATTTGTCTAACTCTCTCCCCACTAATACCAAAAATCTCTCCGATTTTTCGGAGAGCCATTTTTGGATTACTTTCCTTAAATTCAACTATGTGAAGAGAGTTAACTTTCAATAGTAATTTTTATCCTCTACTTATAAATACAGGAGATAGGATATTCTCACAATCTAGAAAAGACCCCCAGTTGCTCCCCCATGAAGTGATAAAATTATACTACTATTTATCGGAATTAACAAGGAATGTCCGATATACTCGTTCCTACAAACTCTAGTTTAATCTAGCCATTTATATTATCTCCATCTTCGTCAAGTATATACCATTCACGCAACAGCCAATCTGTGGAGTCTGTGTCGGGGTAATGCTCTTCAGCATAGGCATTGGCCTTCTCATCGCTATCGGCGTATACTGTATCGAATGGTGGTTCCCAATCCCCAGTTTCACCATTCATTGTAACGAGCTGGTATTCTTTCATATTGTTTACTTCATCGTCACTCAGATTTTCTCGCTCTTTTGCATTCATTAGTCTTACTCCTTAATTCTTACTGGTCAAGTAATCGATTACATCGTCAAGCATGTTCACATCCAAATCACCCTCTTTTCCATCAAGTATAGCACCCACGACTTTCCGCTTTTTCTCAATCAAACTCCAGATGAAATTGTCGATGGTGTTCTTTCCAAGAATGTAGTAGCAGTTGACCGCATTCTTCTGAGTGTTCCGATGGAGTCGAGACTCTGCTTGGTCATGCGTGGCAGGATTCCAACCCAAGTCTACAAACAAGGCATTTGAACCAGCCGTTAGAGTTAATCCTTCCGATGCCCCCTTGAGAGAGCATATGACCAGCTTTTCATTCGGGTCATTCTGGAATTTGTTCTTAGCCTCATTTTTCTTCTGAGCATTATCCGAACCTAGAATCGTAAGCGCATCAGGATATTCTTCAATCAGCATATTCTGAACAGCCCTGCTATCGGAGAACACCACCAATTTTTCATCAGACTCTAGGAAATCTGCAATCCAAAGTTTGATGTTGTTCATCTTTCCCCGAACACATGCGTCTTTCAGAACGTTGATGCGTACTAGATGTTCTGCACGAGAAGCACGTTCTGCACTCGCCATTCCTTTATTCTCCAACAGCCACTCAATCAAATTTGCCTCAATTCGATTGTACTCAGGACGGTTATCGATATTGCTTGGAACCACTGAAATCGTGCGGTCTGGCAAATCAGGTAGAGCCTCTGCTTTAGTAATACGGTTGTAAACCGTAGAGGTCAGTTTAGCGTGTAATTCCTCTAGGTTACTCGCACCGCTATAATCAGTTCCCCACCGGGAAACTTTCGGGTCACAGTACCTACCGATGAATTTTTTGATTCCACCGAAATGCTTGATTCCATTCATGGCCTGTAGCTGAGTTACCAACTCAACAGGCTTGTTCATGACCGGGGTTCCTGACAGTAAGAACACGTAGGGAATCTCTCTAACAATCTTTAGTGAGCTAGATGTGCGCTTCGCATTACGAGTCTTGATTTTGTGAGACTCATCAAGAATTGCACCTTTGAAACCAGCGTGTTCAATTGGGGCAAGGTGTTTGGTCAGAATATCATAGTTTATAATGGTGAAATCAGTGTCACCGTATTTTCCAAGTGCCTTGCCACCATTCAAAACCTTGAAAGTCTTGTTTGGCAACCACTTCTCAATTTCTTCGGCCCAAGTGTATTTCATGGAAGCGGTGGTCACTATCAATGCTGGATACGCATCAGCAGAATGAATCGCCACTAGGGAAGTAGGAGTTTTCCCGGTTCCCATGTCCCACCCTAGCATGGCCTTCTCTTTCTCAACCAACCATTTTGCCCCAATTTTCTGAAAGGGGTACAAATCCAAACCTACCCCATATTCATTCAAAGATGGGGAATCAGCTTTTTTTACTGCCTTTACTGAAAGAGCAGACTTGGAAGCATCCCGAACCGCATCGGTTGCCTCAAAGGGAAATTCCCTTGCAACCTCAATAAATCTAAGAATTGAATCCTTGCGAGTCTTGTCAAAATACCAGAATTTGTCAGATGGATTCCACCTTGCACCGGGAATGGTCTTGACCGCCACAACCACCGCCGGGTCATACGGGAACCGCAAGATGAAATCACCACCATCTATTACCACCGTCCGAACCGCAGTCTTCCGACCAACAGAAATTCTGGCAGTCTTGTGAACCTCAATCTCACCATCAGTGAAATCGGGGGTGGGAATGGAAGCAAAATCGATTCCAAATCCAGCCAGTTGGCCCTTATATTTCCGAACCATTTTGTAGGTGGCCTTGACCATTTTAGGAGTCCAACGGTCAAACGGCTTGTCAGCCAGTGAGTGACCAAAACCAGCGTCAACACCATTGAACCCTGTACCATCAGTGGTACTAGCGTAATCACATACTCCAGCGAGTGCGCTTACAGCATCATGAAGGACTCTCCACTTGGAAAGGTCGATGATTCCGGTAGAAGTAATGGTCATTGAATTACCCTCTCTCTTTTAGCCCTAGTCTCTGACTCCAAAGTAATTGTATCACCATAAACGTCTATTGTCAATAGCAATAAGCAAAAAAATTTTGAGAGGTTAATTAATCAATAAATCTTTAGGTAGTCATAAATCCTCAATAGAATCTAAATCTTTGATAGCTACATTATACATATTGGCTTTAACTCTGAATCGATTGCTAGGGTCTATATCCCCCATTCTATAAAATTTTGCTATCTTAAAATAGCTTTCTCGTTCCTTTTGCCCCACCACCCAAATATTGCGTAAATTCTTATACCTTAAAACCTCATTACGGTCTGGAAAACTAAAATCAAATTGTAAACTTACAAATATATATGCATCAGGATGTTGATGGGTACTTGTTTCGGCTACAGACGCATCATAATTAGGGAGAGGAACAACAGTTCTTCGTTTAGTTTTTATCTCTATAGTTTTCTCTTTCTTTGAATCTCGTATAAGATGACGCACTGAAGTATTTTTCAATATTTGGTCATGATTAAAACTATCAGAAATAATTTCAGACCCCAACCAAGAGGCTACCGACTCTTCCCCTAAATATCCAGCAATATTACCCACACCACCTGTAATAGAATTATTTAACTTACCTAATTTTTCTGCTTTCCTTATAGCTGAATCAATCATTTCTCTAGTACAAGGTATTCTAAACATCATCTGAATCATCCGAATCAAGCTCAATCCCATCATCTGGATTAAATATAGAATTGGCTATAGCTCTACACAATGCCAAATCTATAGATTCACCCTCTGCATAATATTCACCACCCCAATACGTGTAAACTGTGACATTTCTCATGCCTTTGATATTATGAGAAATAGATACTCTCAATGTATCTATCACATTCAACAATTCAAAAACTAATTTAGGAACATACCCCAAATCACAACAGGTAGAACACACTGAAGGTTCATGAGTAGAACATTCTTCCCTAAAACCAATAAACTTTTCTGCCAATTTCCATCTGAGTTGGTCTACCGTTTCCATGAAAATATCCCCTAACCTACTCCGACTCTAAAATTTTCATACTAAGTGCGCCTAATAGAGTAATACAACCTGTTGCAATATCAGTCATCCCATTAGAAATAGAATAAAAGGAGATACCGCCTAAAAGCACCATTCCCAAAAAGATTTGTGGACGTAGCTTATTTCTCATCCACAGGATTGCCATCCTCATCAACCATCATAAGAATGTCTGTATAAAATTGTTTCATAATGTCTTGACGTTCCTTTTCATTGTCAGAAACGTCCCAATCATCATCATCAGATTTTTCCAGCCATTCATTTAGATGTCCCAGCGATGTTTCCATAATATCTCCTTTTTTAGTAAACAATTCCTCTAACTCGTAGCCCTGTCGGGAAACTTCGGCCCACTCTTCGGCTTCAGACGCACCCGGCATGGCATTAAAATAATCACACACATATTCGGGGTCTACAATCATGTGAAGTTTTGTACACCATCCACCATCAGCAAAAAATTCACAGGTATGACATTCAACCGCTTCTTTTTCCGATGGTCGATAATTAGATTCCTCCAGTAAAATCAAATTATCCTCAGAGGAGTCTATATCAGACGCATTGAATTTATCTAAGACGTTCATAAAGTGGTTTATACTGTAATCAAACTCATCCTCTAAATCTTTCTCTATTAAGACACTAATCTCACCTATAAGATAGTGAGAATCGCTAATCATTTTAGACATATTCTCAATATCGTCTTCAGTAGAATTCTCTAATTCTATGACCTCTTTTTCTAATCCTAAGAAGGAATCAGTGAGCTTTACGGCCTCAATGACCTTCTCTTGTATTTCCATATCTTCATACTGGCATAATTTAGAAAATGCTTCAACAGACTTCGGACATATATCAAAATTCTGAGTATGGTATCCGTAACAATCTAGTTGCTCAGTAGTAGATAACTCATCCTCAGAAATCGCTTCAATATGGTCTGAAACATCTTCTAAAATAGATGTATTAATATCTTGGAGATTCAGTCCTTGTTTCTCAACAGTAGTAAAATCAGCCTTCAATAAAGGCACACAATTGAAATACGGGCCGGGTTCGACAACTATAGGTATTTCATCGCTAACAAATTTTCGTAGCTCTAGCGATAAAGCATCTGTTATCGAATTTGACCTATCAGCACAGATAATAACTCTGCTTTTATCATCAGTAATTAATGCGCCCCATTCATGTGTATCAATTCGGGTATGTGAAGGCAAATTTTCTTTAAAGACAGGAATACAACTTCCATCTGCACAAGATTTGGTTGCTGCATTTTCACTCTTCAAAATATTGAAAAATGCTCCCTGATTTACCCCTTTTTCACACAGAGTAACTTCAACCAAATCCATCTTATCGACTTGCATAAAAGTTTGGACACCCTTAGTGACTTGTTTGGTGTCCGTAGCATTTCCAGCTATTGAATAAGATTGAATGTTACCCTTATGGATTTCATCAGCAGTTCGTTTCGCAATGCTAATATCATCTCTCAATTCAGAGATAAGCCATAATCCCTTATCATCAACACCGGATTTAAAAACTTCTCCATTCGGAGAGATATACGCTTTTAAAGGCCAACCAATTTGCACATCAGAGTGAAATAATTGAATGTTTTGAAGCCTAATATTTTCCATAAATCGAGAAAATGCCTCAGATAGTGCCTCACTGGTAATTAAATGACCTTCAGAATCTACCATTTCAACAGAAGCTGGCCCACCAACCACAAGTGGGTCTTCTTCAGCATCAAATAAACCTTTAATTTCGGCTTTTCGATAGTATGTACTATCCTCCCCATAATATCGAGCCAATGTAAGCAATTCGGCTGGAGAAGTTAAATCGACCTTATCAAGTTTTTCATATGTTGCAATCGCCTCTGATATATCGTCTTTAGTTGTTCGCCCAACTTGAGGAATATCCTCAATATTAACGGCTTTACGCAAAAACACAAATTTAGATTCATTGACTATGGGAGAATAGTACCCACGATTTGCCTTTCTAACATCACTCTCTTTCTCAAGCCCTGAAAGAGTGTCTAAATTTTCTTTAAAAATACTCCATTGTGCGCCGGGATAAATCTCTTGCAATGTAGAATCACCATTTTGATGAATTTCATTGGCAACAGCGTCAATAGCTATAGATTGTTTTACTAAATTGGGTCTAGTATCATCAAACCATTTCTGAAGATAATGTTTCTCTGGCAAACGAAACATTAAATCATAATAAAGTTTTCCTATCTCATCTTGATTGGAAATCTTTTTGACAATATTACGATAGGTTTTAAGAAAAAAATATGGATTTGACATTCAGCACCAACATAATAACTATCCGAAATTAAAATAGTATACCTCTCTAATGCTACGCTTGAGATACTAAACTATCATACCCAGTAACTCTTAACTAACACCATCTAAAAAATTACTCTGCACTGTAATCCTTAAAATAAAATAGCAATTCATTGCGTTTCCCATAAATAATATCGTTCAATCGCTTTTTCACCGCTGTATATTGCGCCTCTACCGGGAAAGCAATCTCCAGAAGATTATATAAATCTCCAGCCATATTACCATAAGATTCCATAATATGAAGCTGTGCAGGATTCGCACTCTGACTAATATCCTTGTCTGAATTTCTCTGTTGTTGCATATAAAATCCCCTTTAAAGTTGTTCTAATCTTTTGAGATATACTTCCATATCTGTAGGAAGAAAGTGAATTCCTTCCTGTATAGCCCTAGTAAGAAAGAATTGACCCTCAGTAGCATTTTTAGCAGACATAACCCGATAAATTTTATTTTGGCTTCGACCTTTCCCATCTTTGGGTCTAAATCCAATCAATCTAGAAGTTTCGTAGTGTTTAGTATGCCCACTTACATTATGAGAACTCACATAAGTCCCATCTTTTCGTGTATAGCCAGTACGTTTATGGCTTCTTACACGAACATCTTGACTACCAGACCACGACTCCCCCTGAGTACCAAATTCAATATCTGCCGCATAGTCAGCCCTATATCGTATAGAAGCCCCATCTGGTAAAGACTCTACCCCACCAGACTGCTTCAAAAAACCAGTGTTAACTGGAACGAAACACCCTTCTGTATTTTGGGAAATTTGAAAAATACGGTCAGCGTTTGCCTGAATTCCCTTTACGATAGCGTCCATTATAAGTGAATTTAAATCTGCCATCTACAAAGTTCCTAGCAATAATTGATTAACTTTATCCAACTTTTGAGATTCTTCATCGGTCAACCTAAATGGTTTCAACTGTATATCAATCCTAAAATCCAACAATTCCAAAATATCTGATACTTGGTCAATCGTGATATTTCCCTTTCCATTTTCTAAACTAGATATATATGGCTGTGTGACACCCAACAATTTTGCTAGTTGCCACTGATTCAAATTTCTAGTTTTTCTAGCATCTGAGATTGTCTTACCAACCACAACTCTTGCATTATACATATAACAATCCAAATATAACTTGCATTATATCATATAAATAGTATTTGTAATACTAATAAAACAAATCAATTTGGACTCAACTTCAATTTAGCTAATAAACACATTGCTTTTGTCCACGCTAATGGGGTATTCACATTTGGTTCTTTCTCTACACCAACAAAACTTTCAGGGTAATTTTTCTCTTCCAATAATTTAATAGTTCGCCAATCCTTTGGGTCTTCCTCAACAGGGTATAGACCAATCTGATTCATACAGAGTAACATATGGGGGGAAGTCATTCCCCACTCAGCAACTTCTCCCCCCTGTAAATAATACGGGTCATTTACAAATCTCCTAAAACCTACCCAACCTCTTAAATTCCCTAATACCCTGCCAATAATTTGTAGAGCCATAACCCCATCCACAACAGTAAAGGGCCAAATAAGATACAATAAGGATGAATCATATGCTCTATTAGATGTTTCATTCGGCAATAATTTGTATAAAGTTTCATAACCCTTTTCCAATAAAGTTCTAACTTTCTCAGCATCCCAACTAGAACTCCATTCCCTAGAATCTATGGATAGCAATCTTCTCAGACCAGCGACACATATTCCTACACTAGATGCTCGTAATGCTGTCTCCATCTCCCAAAAACCAGAATCTGATTGCTCCCAATATCGCTCCTTGAAAAGAGTAGCGAGAATATTTGCTATGACTCTATCCCAATTCGGCGTAAAAGCATACCCCCTTTCATACGCCTCACAATAAATCCATAAAACCTCTCCTAATGTATCATTTTGTATGTCTGCTGATTCCCCAGTAAGATAATTTGGAACACTTACAGATTTTAAATCACAAGAATAACACACGGCTGGTCTAGCATAATCATTATTTTCAGAAGATACATCCCATAAATCCCCTATGGTATTCAAAGCATCTTGCACTATTTGTGTCTCACCCATCTCCATATGAGTGAGGATAATGAATACAGAATCCCTAATCCAAACCCTATCATTATAATCTCCATTAGAAGAAGCTACCCATAAACCATTGCAAGCAAATTCTTGGAAAAGCATTTACGCTTCTTCTTCCCAAGGCATTATTACATCAAGTGTTCGCTCAAACATATCTTCTCTACCAATAAATCTATTCCCCCTAAATTCCTCACCACTCTCAGAAGGACTACGAGCAACCGTACATCGACAATTAATATTTCCAACCTGCCATTTCCCATCTACCATCTGTTTGTTATGACTCCACAAAAACCACGCCTCATCCCAAGTCAAAGGATTCCACGCTTGTCTAATTTCTTTCATCTTTCTGCGCCGGGTATCAGGAGTAGAGTTCCAATAGTATTGGAAATAATATAAATCCTCTGGATTTTTAGCCCATCCCCAAAATCTACCTATACCGCTAGTTTGACCAACTTCAGTTCTCGCTATTCGCTCTAACTCAAATCGTCTAGCCGGGGCCACATCACCCATCTGACGCACCAATGCTGGAAGATTAAATACTTCAGTTGGTTCAAAATTTCTATGAATTACCTTCTCATATTGATTCGCTACATCCTCAGAAAATAGAACTATCCTACTACCCATTTTTAATTCAGACTCTCTGAGAAGTTCCAGTACTTTCTGGTCACCCACATCAAGCCTCTGACCAACCGCTACCAAGCCAGCTTCCAGACCACGCTTAAATAGTTCTTCAAACGTCCTGTTCATCAGAGGAATATTTACATCAGCCCATCGAGAAATTACTTCCCGAACCGCATCCACAACTTCTTGCTGATGCTCTGTTCCATCAAGTGTTTCTAAAAATGACTGAACAGCATCCTGAAGAGTGCTGTATAAACGCAACTCAGCAGAACGTCCAATAGTTTTTGTTCCCGGTGGTTGATTTCCCCCAAACACAAGCCCTGCTTTAGAGATGACCTCATCAACCCAATCATAATATTCAAGAGTAGCTATATCTGGTATCGGTGGAAATCCAAGTTGAAGCGGAACGGTGGATTTTTCTAAAGATTCATCACCATTCTTATCACGATGTAAAGCCTCTATTTCCTCAAATGCTTTATCAAGGTCAGCTTCAAAATCTAAATTGTCTATTTCAGGAAATAGATAGTCAGCATTTTCCCCAATTTCTTCTTTATCCTTGTTCATTATGTTTTCTCTTCAAGGCAAAGTATATTTTCCCTCTTTGATAACCCTGAGAGTCCTTATGAAGTCTTTTACCAGCACCCCATGAACGTCCCAACATTATTGTCTTACCAAGATGTTTTCCATGTGGTTCATTTAAAGGATTCCATGAAGCAAATTCCCAAGAATGCTCAAAAGAATCTATAGCTTCTAAAAATGGTGTTATGTCTTTATTCCAAATCTTCCCATTCTTGAGCATCGTAGTAACAAATTTTTTAAAATGATTCCTTATATTCTCTCTATCCTTATCATTCGTAAAATCATAGCCTTGTCTAGCCCATGCATACCCACCAATATCCGCATTAGCAGTTAAACCAATACCCCAAACACCATGCTTTTTGTACTCTTCCTCAACATTTTCAAGCAAATCAGAAGCTACGCCTTGATTTTGAGCAATAGGATTTAATACAAATGACTGATGGGTAGCAATAATTCTTCCCTTATCATTCTTACTAAAAGTTCTAAGCATCTTTCCAACTTCTTTGAGAGGCCCATCCTTACGCTCCTTCAGATGTATGGCAATATGTATTGAAATTCCCTTACGAGTATTTCTAGGGTTTGGAGTAGTATGAGTACGTATAGCTATAATTTCAGTTGAAAACTCCTCTAATCCAGTAGAATACATATCTTGAAAATCACTAGGTTTAAAGTCTTCATGAAAGATGTCTTTTAAAGTTTCTTCAACATCTCCATCAATTACTGTCATCCTTTTCGATGACCTTATAGTTGCTTTCTTTCTAGGTTTCTCCACAACTACGCCGGGAAGTTTCTTCCATTCGCTATCTACAGCATTGGCATAGGTAGAGTTACCATCTAGAATAGTATATGTACCATCCCCATTGTCCTTTAAATCAATAGGATTACGTTTATCATTTTCCCCACGATATGCTAATTCCATAAACCTATTTGCCTTCTCAATAGGTTTACGATTAATTTGGTCATTTATATCTTTTGAAGGGCTTAACTTAGAAACATCTACTAGAATAGTATTTGGTACTTTATTAAAATACTTCCAAGTGTCTTCAGGAAGTTTAATAAGTTCAGTCTTTTCTTCTACTGGAGCATCAGCAT